TTTTTGTTTAACAGAGTTTTCGTTCTCTATTGTATGCAAATGTGGGCTTTGGTATTATATCAATAGGCTGAATCTTAATCTCGTATGACTTTTTACTATTAATATTGGGATTCCTATCCATATAAGACTTTTGATTATTCTTATTCTCGTAAGGCTTTTGATAATTCTTGTTCTCATAAGGCTTTTGACTATTTCTGTTCTCATAAGACTTTTGACTATTTCTGTTCTCGTACGGTTTCGAAGGATTCCTATCCACATAAGGCGTTTGACTATTAATATTAGGATTTCTATTCTCGTAAGGCTTCGAATTAGTATTCTCATAAGATCTCGCACCATTTCTTCGAATCAATTGACTAACATTAATACATTTAGATTTCGCATCAACCGTCTTAATGGGCACCCATTTTTTGAATTTCTGATGAAAAGTGCAAGCCATCTTATATTCACGTTTCAAATCAACATATTTATCGGCACTCGTATTCTGAAACATATCTTCGTCTTCCGATTCTTCACCATAATCGACATTTATATTCTCACGAATATTTCTGAAAAGAGTATTCATCATAACGCTGTCTTTGCGGGATCCAATATAAGCAATATCAACAAATTCATATTGTTTTTCCGACATATCATCATACGCATATAACAAATAAATGTCGCTCTGAATATCGGCCATCACACGAAAGACCGCCTCCGATTTATAAGCAGACGCACCAAAATCCAAATCACTCCTAGGAATGAAAATCTTGGGTTCAATAACTTGCGTTGTGAATATGCGCGCCTTATAAGTATGATTTAAATACGGCATTATGTGCGTGGTTGATCTAAATTGCAAATGATGCGATGCATATGCGGACTTGTTTATAGTAGTTTCGTAAAAGTTCTGGCTCTCCATATCACAGTCACCAGTGATGGTTTCCATATACGCCATCTTAAAAACAACCGATGTAATATCTTTGAATTCCGACAAATTATTATTCAGTACAATATCTTTAATATACTCCATCTTTTCTCCAAACAACTGCGATTTCACACAAATGCCCTTATAGTAATAAATATCGTCTATTACGAAAAATTGCAACCCGTCAATATCGCACATTGTTCCATAAACGATCGTATTCATTGATAATGAATGGTTGGATTCAACGTTTAACTGGCTAATGTGTCTGATTTTTCCGTCTTTGGTGAAATCGGTCAAATAACAAACATCGCGATCTTCGTCATAAGAGAACCACGCAAACTGCCGTTTGCCCACGGGGATTGATACGCAAATATCATATACAGAGGAAACTTTGTTATGGAAAACCGTTTCATAAGAAAGTTCGATTTTTGGTAATCGGTGTGATAAATTATTCATTTGTTGCTGGCTGATGTCCATTTTGATATAATATTAAAGACGCCTTGTTTTTATATTCTTTCCAAATATTCTTCTTCGACCAACTCTACCGAGACGGTTTCGCTGCAATAATTTTGTTCAGGCTCTTCCACCTTCTTTGCGCGTGGTTTTACCGGTTTCTTGATGCAGATGTTTTGCTTCTCCTTCTCTTTTTCCTTCTCCTTTTCCATAACTCTTTCTACATAAGCTGATGCAACGGCAGTAACCTTTTTTTGTGCAGGTTTCTTCTTCTTGACGGGTTCCTCAACACTTGATGCATAATCGCTATCATCGTCTTCGTCATCATCATCAACCACAAATCCGTCTTTCTTATAACCATCTTTAGTGACGGGACCCTCTATTTCTTCATCCGACTCTTCGGATTCTTCGGAACCAATATCGGAATAACCGCCTTGTAAATAATCCATAATATCATTAAACTCGGCAGCACTCATATTTGAGATGACCCCATTTTCGATATTTAGCACGGCGCAACTACCAAAAAAGAGGGTCTTGTCGATGGGCGGCGGGAATTCATATTTGTTTTCACTACCGGCTTTTCCATCAGTCTTTCCAAATAATTGGAGCTTATATTCGACACCATTAAACTCGACCGTCCAAGTATGTTGTTGTGAAAATCCGGTGGATGTTTTGAAACCGCATTTTTTATAAAGATCCGATATTTCTAGTGTCTTAACATTGGTAGATTTTACGGAACCGGTTTTATCGATAATAATTATGGAAGGCATTTTGCTAATATAGTAAACAAATTATTTTTATATTGTTTGTGTAAACAATAAATACATTACGTAATAAATTATATCAAACTATTCTACGTGATTGATATAATGATTGGCTGGATATTAAAAATCTCTATTATTTCGATTTTGCTTATAATGATTTTGCATTATAGTCAGTTTTGTTTTTCTCAAGATTTATTTCCCAAATCATGTAAAACTGGTGATGATTTGAAAGTTCAAAAATACAAAAATATCATAACGGCGCTTTCCAAAAAAAAGGAAGATGATCCAATTGAAGATATGAGCTCAGATTTATTGGAATATTTGAATAACAAACAAACACATGAAATAGAACACGTTATTATAGATGATATTGTGAAGCCTTTACCATTAGTGTCTTCACCATTACAATTAGAGTCTGTACCATTAGAACCTTCGCTAATAGAGTCTTCACTAATAGAACCAATACAAATAGATATTACTGAAATTGTGCCCACATCTTAATTATTTATTTTCAATTATTTTTTCGATACTACTATCAATATTATTTATAAATATTTCCAACGACTGAACATTATTTGCGGCCATATAATCCTTGGACAAAAATTCAATCATATCTAGCACGATTTTTATTTTATCGGCACTCCACTGTATCAATAATAAATTTAGCGCATCGCTGCTGTATATTGGAGTCATCATATCTTTTTTGAAAATTGTTTCATTATAATAACCATCTAAATAATTCTCAATCATTGTCGCATACAAATTCAGACACAGCACTATTACTGGGCACGTCTTATATGTTTCCTTCATCTTTTCTAATCCATGCAATGCACATTTGAAAAGCTTCTTTATATTTGGGGTCTTCTCTACATATTTCACATTTAGAAAATGCTCACATGCAAACTGAATCGGATTATACAAATACTGAAGATCCGTTTTGTTGGAATTGAAATACAACCGACAAACCGATTGAAAAAACCCGGGCTCTTGAATAGATATAATATTGTTCTGAATACATAATTTTGTTCCCACTGGTTTGTTACTGATAATTGCGAGTTTCACTATTACTGAGAGAGGATCCAAAATATATAAACGATAATTAATATTTTTTGGATTATCCGGTATTTCGGAAAGCGACATTCTATATATTACATCACAAATTTTCTATTTATATTTGTTTGTATGAATCGCAACAGAAAAACCGTTGTCTGTAAATCCATACATATCGCTATCAAGATATAGAGGACAACTGGTTAAAAATATTTGATTAATATACAAAATAAATCCCACGGCAATATCTTCAATAATATAAGGATAGCCATATTTGCTGTCTTTTGTGAATATATCCCATCCAATATTGGCGAAGTGTTTTATCAATATATCACATGATTTGTTTGATAAATATACGACAACACCTCCCGCAGTTTTGCAATTTGGTACAATATGCATTTTCATTATATCCTCTATTTTGTATGGAATTTTATGCAGCGGATTATTAAAATCTTCTGGGTGCGACAAATAATATTGAGGCATAAAAAAGTCGGTTTTTACGGACAGTTTGGTTTCTGTGTTTCGCGTATATCCCATATAATCTTGCTTATCGGGAGCATTTAAAAAATTCACCAAATTGTTTTCTAAGAAAACCAAGTCGTCGCCGCATCGCAATATCCCTTCAGCCACATTATAATTATCGTAAATATATTTTAGCCCCATAACTACTTTTTTCCCTACGTGGATGTAGGAGTCTTCGCATTTCAATAATACGGTATTTCCAATTGTGATATATTCGTTTTCTATATTTGGATTGCCGAGTAAATAGAAGACTTTCCATCCTGCATATTCTTTTTGTTTCAATCCGAATTCCTTCAATCTGGTGTTTTTGTGTTTGTGACAACTGTAAATAAGGATTGCACCTTTTATATTTTCTTTTGTTAGAGACGCCATATATGTTATTTGTTTGGTTTGTTTTTATATTTATTTTGGGTGCATTACAAAATAAATATATTTTACAACTATTCAGAATTTTGTTTTTTTAATTCACGAGCTAGTAATAATTTTGGCTTAATTACATTTATGTAATATTCTCTTTTTTTTTCAACATTTCTGCATATTTCTCAGGACACTCTTCTTTAATTTTTTTATTATATTTTTTACATTTATCACGGCATTTTTCAGGATTATTCTTTTGATATGCAGATACTCTTGCTATGTGATTCTTATAGAAACGTTCTGCTGGTGTTATTTCATTTGATATATTTTGATCTGTATTCATTTTATTGTATATAAAATATACAATACTTTTATATATTTTCTCACAATACATAAAAAACAATTTATTCCCTCCATCGTATTACTTTAATTCTGCTTCCAATGTTTTCCACAATCAATACAAGTAATGAAAATTGTGGATGGCTCATCCGCCGAGCGCGTTTGTAATTCATAATAAGTACATTTCTTCGATTTGCATTTTTTGCAAGTAAACATCTCCGTCATCGCCTCCACGTTTGTAGAGTATTTACTGGTGACCCGCTTAATATGATTCTCAATCATCGTTCTCCATTGTTCCGGATTCATTTCTTGGTGCGTCATAAAAGCAAACGTTTTGGGAATAAGATCGCCCGACTTAATGCTCTTTATGATTTCCTGATTTTTCAAATTTGAATAGATGGTGCGAAGCCGATCGGTATAAAGGGTTATGAATGCCTGATTGTCCCATTTCTTAATAATTTTTTGATTGGTTGCCTCTTTAATAGTATAATTAAACACGCCGATTTCCAAATTATGCATAAACAGATCCTCAATCTGATTTGGCTTGCCGAATTTCTCGATTAATTTCTTGCGAATGTTTTCGCGGAAAGTTGCAGGGTTCTTTATTTGTTGAATGCTCATTTTATGAATATTATCAATGTTATTATAAGTTATTTCTATTTGTATTTATTCTGAAAAATATATACAAATTCAATTTTATACGTTCG